AAAACACTCATAAAAGTAACCAGAGTTACGACGGGGGTTGCTGAAGCACAACCAAAAGCGATTAGGGGTATTTTCCGTAAAAAAGCCCGCTGCAACTGACCAGATACTATCATCAATTCCGCTCGCCTCATCGAACACCAGCATGACACCCGCGAAGTTGTGTACTCCGGCGTAGGAATCTGGATTCTCTGCACTCCACAACCGCCCTTCTACGCTCCAATAGCGCGTTCCTAGTTTTAGATCCCGCTCGACCAGCTCCGCTATCCATTTAGCGGGCAAGACTCTGGTAGCACTGACCTCGAACCAGTGACTGTGTATCGACATACTCAGCCACTTGGTAATCTCAGCCCATGTGACGCTACGGAGCTGCGCTTCGGAGTTAGCCGACACGATGGTCGTTGAGCCGATCCGAGTGGTCAGCATCCAGATCGTCAGCCATGACACTAAGGCGGACTTACCAATACCGCGCCCAGATGACACGGCCATCCGCAGCGTCTCAAAGTCTATCTTGCCGTTGTTTGCTTTGATGTGCTCGCGCAGCTCGATCAGAACCTCGCGCTGCCACTGGCGCGGGCCTTCGAAGTGTTCAAGCGGTGTCCCAGGCTTCTTCCACGGGAAGGCTAGTCGCACGAACGCGAGCGGGTCGTTCTTGAGCGTCGGACTCCACAGCGTTGCCATCAGCTTCTGTTCTTCGTCCGCTGAGTAAATCGGCACTTGCATCCAATACCTGCCCTTCGATAACTCTGGTCTGCGCTTCTTCAAGCGCCGCTAAGATAGATATGCGTTGCTCGACTTGGATTTGCATCGACTGCGGCGCAGTCCACTTGTGCACATGCTTTAGTATATCGAGCGCTGCTTTAGTGTCGCCCGCCAAGGCGGCTGTGCGCAGCACGTCAGCCATCTCAGCCTCGCCATCAGCGCGGCCTTTGATTTCGTAATACTCAGCTACCGAATCAAACTGGATCAGACGACGATACTCAATTGGCATCATGTCGCAAGCTAACGCCAGCGCGTCACCTTTAAGACCTTTGCGTGCGGCTTCGTAGATCTGTTGCAACCGCTGCTCAGTTGCTTCGATCTTGCGTGGTTCATACGGCAAGGATTGGAATGTCATAACTTCTTTTACCACGATTTTTTAAAAAATAAAAAAGTTTGTGTAATCCCTGCGTAGATATTCCCAGACCACGCAAGGCCCAGTCCCCCCGTCTACATTCAGCCCCAGGCATTTAGTTTACATTCATAGTCATATAGTCATGACTATCAAAGTCGATGCAGGATTTTTATGTTTACATAAACGCGAGAGAAAAGCTGGAAACAAAGAGCGGGCTGTATGGCAGTCTGACAGCCATTTGCGCGCCCCACTTTCAACGCGCCATAGTCATCATAGTCATATAGTCATGACTATAAAATTCATTCCATATTATTTTTATATGTATACGTATGTAAACTAATGATAACGTCATACTTATTAAGTAATAAATGACTATGATGACTATGTATTTGATTACAGTCCATTTGCGCCCCTGTAAAATGACTATGACATGACTATGTTATGACTATTTTAACCAAAAATGACTATGACTGTAATAAATCTATTGACAAGACATGAGACATGTGGAAAAGTCAAATCATCAACACGGAGCAAGTCACATGCGCACAATTCAGATCATAGAGACGATAGTTTTCACGATTGCCGCCACGTTATTCGTGCCTATGATGGCGCTGGCGGTTCTTTATTTTTGCTATGCGTAATAAATCCACAGGAGAAAAGACAATGACATACTGGGAAACAATCCACACATTCAAGACCGCGCGATTGACAATCGAGACAGCTGTTGCGCCTGAAGATTTTCAGCCTGACTTTGACTTTGAAGACGATCACGACCGCGACGAATTTTTTAGGAAACTCGATAATGGCGTGTTGGCATGGTTTCAAGTGCGCGTGCGCGTGTTACTCGACCACAAATTTGAGATAGGCGCGGATTATCTTGGCGGCTGTTGCTACAATACAACAGGCGAATTTATCCACGACGCATATTGGCGCGACATGGTGCACCAAGCATCAACAGAGGCGCGCGGATATCTTACCAAATATCGCACGCCATTGATTGTGCGCGCGGCTTAACTGTAACAAATCCACATAGGGGAACAAGACAATGATAAAAGTATACGATCAACATCGCGCGGCGTTTTCTAACGTATCCGCTTACGTCATTTTAAAAGACGGCGAATACGTCGCGACGGTAGCATTTAAACGCCCCAAAGACGGCGCGGGTAGACTTTATGCCTACGTGCATTGGCTAGGCACTACAATGATACGCGGTTACGCGGGCGGGTATGGCTACGACAAACACGCCGCCGCCGTGGCGGATGCAGCGCGCAAGTTATATGAGCGCCCTGATTATGAAGAAAACACGCGCAACTATGCGGTTAAATCGCTGTCTGGTTTTATTCATGCCTTGCGAAAAAATGACGGCTATTCGTGGGAACACAATCTGCGCGAAGCTGGCTTCACAGTTTACGGAGCGGTTTAATGTTGGAACTTGAATTAGAAATCGAGTCGCTTGTGGCGCTCGTAGAACTGATAAACAAACAACCCGCGCCGCTTCCGTGGCATCTAATCGACGCGCGCGAGTCCATGCAAGACGCGCTAGACAATGAGTATGAGCGCCGCGCCGATGCTTTCTTTAGCAATGGGGAAAATTACAAATGAAGTTCACATATTACTTTGACGAGCTTGAAATTATAAAAAACTATTCAGTTATGGTCGCGGGCGAGATAGACGTAGACTATAACATCGCGGCCGCCGAGCCTGACGTAGGTATCTTTGAGCCGTGGATAACTGATATAGACATCACGTCCATCACGTTAAACAGCAACAAAAAAGACGTGCCAGCGCTTAATCTCTCACAAGATCATTGGCTTTATAAGCTCATATATGACGCGCTAATAGATAGCGACGATCTATTAGAGGCGTGTGAGGAAGATGCTGGCGAAGATAAGAGGGATTACTAATCATGTCTAAGATGAAAGACTATTATGAGTTTTTACAAATGCTGTATCGACTCGACACTGACGCCTTGCGCGTAATGTTAGAATACGAGTGCGATGACTTCAGACGCCAGTTGATAGAGGGCGAGATAGGGGCGCGGTCATGAGGTATGAATTTGAGTTTCAAGACTTTGACGACCATTGGGTCACATTTCGCGGCGTCGTAACTTACGACATTGAAATGACTAAAGACGAATGGCCTAAGCCATTTATCACGAATATTAACATAGAAAGCTGTGAAGTTGAGTTTACTAAAATTTTACCAGACGACCAAGATAGGACAGGCTGGCGCGATGCTACGCCAGAAGAATTGGAATTTATATCAACGCATAAAGAATTTATACGCGAATTAGACCGCCATTGGAGCAACGATGAACCATGCTGAAACCAGAACCACAAAGACATCTAAAAGACCCGGCTGCACTAACGCCCTATGAGCAGCGCATATGGGACATGCGCCAACAAGGGCTAACAAACCATCAGATAGGCGAAGCATTGAACCAACTACCGGGCAGTATTGCGTCGCGTATAAAAGTAATCAAAGAGAAAGTAGAGCTCCAAGATGCGCTCCGCATGGTGGGATAAACAAGAGGACTGTGACGTGTTCGTGCGCGAGATAATAGCCGAAGTGGCCGATGAGTTCCTCATATTCCCGTCGGACATCATCGCCCACAAGAACAAGCCCAAGTTCGTCCAGGCGCGTCAGAAAGCTATGTGGCGAGCGAGACATGAGACACACTCAAGCTATCTGAAGCTGGCGCGCATCTTCAAGCGCGACCATTCCACGGTTATTTATGGTGTTAGATGTTGGGAGGCTAAACTAAATGGAAAAGTCTATAGGCGCAATACTGCTCGCGGTTCTAATCGAAATACTTCTGGGGATTAAATGATGTTTACATATCAGCTCATAGATCCGGCCCTGCTATACGATGGACTCGGAATCTGCTATTGATCGGGGACGTGTTGACCTCCCCTAGACTTGGCCCTGCGCTTAACGGCGCGGGGTTATTTTTGCAAACTCATTAGCTGGCACGATGTCCGCGCCGAACGATTGCCTTGGCTCTTGCATCTGATAAAGCCCATAGTTTAGCAGATATGGCAGAATGTGCGGCATCAGCCAATCGCGCATAGCGTTTGTAGACGCGGCCACGGGATGCGGCTGGTAGGGGGCCGTCTGGCTGTATAATGCGGCGTCATGTGGTAAAGTAGCCTGGAACGCCTTAACCCTATCCCAGAACGCTTGGTTTGGATCTGGCTGGCTATTTAAAAAATTAGAGATATCATCCATGACCGATACCGAGTATGAGCGCCGCCTGAAGGCGCTACAGCAAGAAGTCTCAGCGTCCTATCTTAAATGACTTTTCAAATTGTAGCAAATAGGCTACAAAAGGCGCGGAGACAAGCGCCATGCAACCAGATATTAAAATATTAGACCAAATATCATATGATCCTGAAACAGGTATTTTTACGTGGCGAGTAGATAAAACGCGCGTAAGTATTGGAGATAAGGCCGGACGAATAAACACTAGCGGCCACAGGCAAATCGGCATAAACAACCGTAAATATTTGGCGCATCGATTGGCTTGGTGGATATGTTGGGGTGAATGGCCTGAGTTTATGTTGGATCATATAAACCGCAATCCTGACGATAATAGAATACAAAATTTAAGGCCATCGAATAGCAGTTTAAATAATCAAAATACTAATTTAAAACGCAATAATGTTTCAGGACACAAAGGCGTTTATTGGGACACACGCAATAAATGTTGGCGAGCATATATTCGCATAAAGAGAAAAGGTATTCACTTAGGTTCATTTCATGACAAAGAAGAAGCCATTATCGCCCGAAAAAATGCCGAACAACGATGGCATCCTCACGCAAGATGATACTACTTCAGCTTACATAGCCGGGTATTTTGAAGCTCGGCAACGGTGTCAGTGGACAATTACTTCCGCCATCGACGAAAGCAACCGCCTGCGGCTCGCGCTTGATGAGGCTTTGGCGCATGTGGACGCATCAACAAAAATAAAAATTCTTGGCATATTGCGAAGATCAGCGACATAGCCCTTCCAGACAGGTGTCGATCACGGTCTTAGCCGCTTGACACGCCGTTAGACTTATTAAGAGCGGTAAAAGTAGAGCCATTCTTTTCATAGTCTGCCACCATATCACGAAGCACGGCCCGCGTCTTGTCCCTAAATCCAGGCGCGCAGAAGATGTGCTTCTTGGTCGTCTGCGTCGAACTCATGCAGCGGCCCATGTCCAGCCAGCCAGCCTCGCGGAGCGCGTGCAGGAGCGCCGCCGGAGGAACCTTAGTGCCATTGTTCAGGGCGTCCGCTATCTCCCTGCATAGCTCATGGAACGGCCCACCAATCACACCGTATTTGAATGGGCCGCTACGGTCGCGGATCAGCTCGACCAGATGGCTCTCGGCGTAGCTCATGCCCGTCTCGACAAGTGACGCCTTGAAGTCCGTCCAAGGCGCGATCATACCAGGGTTAAATTTCGACACGTCGCGGGCGTAAAGCCACTTGGCGACAGAGTTGAAGCCCTCGGCCCAGAGCCAGTTCCAGAACTCTTTAGGGTTGTCCATCGGTTCGCCGTAAGACTTGATACAGAACCAGCGGCGATCCTCGCTCTCGATAACAATCGGTATGTCTTCATTCGAAAAGGCCATGACAAACATACGGTTGACCAGCTCGTAAGGATGCAAGCCTTTGCGATTGACAGTCAGCGTCATTGGTGGAGCGGCGATCAGCGGCTTGAGCTTGTTAGCCAGCGCGCGGCGCTCTGAGGCGTTGCCTTCCTTCAACTCGTTGAGCACAAGTATTTCTGTTTCTAACTTATAGCCCCAACCCGTGTTCAGTTCTTCGTTGCCGATGTAGCGCATATTGCCGTTGCCGATGCTTGGCCCACCAACGGCCCAGAAGAACGGCGACCACATCGTGTCCTTGCCAAGACCGCCACGACCCACATGCAGCACGGCGTGATTGATCTTAACCGTAGGATTTTTGAGTTTGAACGCCATGACATCGTAGCAATGATTGCGCTCATGATTGTCAGGCAATAAGAACTCACAATGGTCACGCCAGCGCTTGATATCTGCCGTGTGCTCATGGACTTTAGGCCGCGCGTCGATCCACTTGTTACCGTAAACAAAGCCATCGCGTGTGACTGTCTCTTTATCGCCAGCCGCATAAGTAATACCTTCAAGCACACGCGCTTCGTGAGACTGACGGTTTTCATCATATGCTATTGATGCTGGTATGATGCGACCTTTGCCTTTATCATTAACGTGGATTACTGATGTGCAAGCGACATGACGAAACAACGCATCAAAGTTACGCCGCGTGATTTCGCGTCGTGTTATCAAATTAAAATAAGCATCATCTGCAACAACATATAAAAACTTATCATACCATTCGCCCTTATCAGTGCGGCCCATCTCTTTGAAATCAACTTCGGCTTTTAACTTTTCAGCGTCATCGTTGAACATCGTGTTCGGCGGTAGCTTCGCGTTCATCTCTTGCATCTCTGCCATTATCACATCATCGCGCAGACCATGCTTCTCGTCAGGGCCGCCATTGTCGCAAACCCATTTTAAAAATTCAGCGCTCTTGATCTTGTCAGTGCAATGACCGTGATAGCAACAGAACGAACGATCAATAGGTTTGTAGCGCGCACCAATGTTACCGTCAGTGTGCTCATGGTTGTTCGGGCATACAATGCCAAGCCATCCTTCAGGATTGACGTTAGAAAGCACAAGACTTTGCTCGTTAAGCCACGTTAAAACGTTATCTTTGCCTGTGTCTTTTATACTGTAAGATATGTATTTGGCTGTTGATGCTTCGTCTGGCACAACGTCAAGCGCAGCGCAGATCTCGGCTAACGTGTATTCTTTTCTGCTAAATTCGACGAGACGGGCTTCAAAGCTATCCCGTCCCGGTTTTTGATTAGTTGAGCCTGGCAACCGGCAGTTGCGAACGGCATTAGTAGCGCCAGGATCAGAATAACCTGCGCGCGCAATAGCTGTAATAGCTGCACAATGTTCTCCTGTCGTTGGTTGTTCGCTGTAAACGTAGCCCCACTGAAAATTACCGGGGCTTGTCTCGATAATCCATGTCGGTTCTAACGGCGGTGTTTTAGATTTTGTTCCGATGTCATCCAACATCATAAACAAAACATGCTCGCAATTAGCTGTGCTTGCGCTTGGCTTACCATTTCTAAAACGATCAACGATAAACGAGCCTGTGTTAATAAACCACGCTTCGCCTGACTTGCGCTTATGCGTTGGCATATATGCAGGCCATGTGTATTTAATCGTGCCATCAAGGTATAGCTTACCTGTGTCGATCTGTTTAACGATCAGCGCAGTCTCGCCTTCCGGCGCAAGCGAACAAATGTATTTAAAAAAATCATTTTCCATAGCGGGCCATCACAGTTGCTTCGACTTCCAGAGGTAAACCAGCCGCCCATGCAGGCGGCGTTCGCATTACATGTTCTAATTTTATTTTATCTTCTTGCGGGTTTTTTGATTCCAAAACAATTTCGTCATGCACATGCAAAACAACATTATCAAACTGGCGTAGAGCCTCACGTAAAAGATCGTGTGCTGTAGCCTGAGTAACATTCTCACAAGCCAGCCCACGCCAAAGTCTAGCGCGAGGCCATTCTTTAGCGTCCGCCGCAGGCTTCCAAGATGCCTTTGCATAAGTGATCGTGTCGTCTTCGAATCGTGCAAAAGGATAACAAAGCACACGACCAGACGGAAGAGAATACCAAAGATGTTGCCCGTCGAATAGATACTGAATCTTGCCAGCGGTAAAAACTTTGTTCTTGTTACGCAATGCGCGTGTATACGCTATCTCTAGTGCTTCCCAAAAGTAAACGGCCCAAGGGTTAGCGCGACGCCATGCGTCAACCATCTTACGCGCCTCGAACTCAGGTAAATTTATGCCATAAACGCGGCCCATCGCGCCGAACGCGCCGAGGCCGCCACCAAATCCACACGCTAACTCTTGAACCTTACCAACCTGTCTTTGATCTTTTGATACTTCGTCGTATGTTGTCTTAAATGTTGCAGCGGCATTTGTTTTGTAAACATCTAACCCAGATTCAAAAATTTTTAACTTATCTTTGCCTCTAGTGGACAACCACGGATTTACACGACCTTCGATGGCCGACCAATCAGCGACAACAAACTGATGTTCGCGCGCCGGAATAATCGCAGGCCGTAACATACCTTTTAATACGTCAGTAATGCGCTTGCCATATTTCGGAACAATCTTATGACCACGCACCATAGCGTGACGCACAGCCTCTGGATCGTCTGCACACATGCGCGTGAAGTTATGCACTTGCGCGCCGTAAGATGACGCGCGGCCTGTGGCGCTGCCGCCAGCGAACACAAACGCACCACGGACACGATGGTCTTCATCGGCCAGATCAAAGAGACGCTTGAACTTAGCTACAGAAGAAGCCCATAGATCGTCAGCGCATTGTATAACTTCGGCAACGTCTGGTGGAACTTGTTCAGGATCGTCCATCGCCAGAAGATTCGCGCGCGCAGTCTTGTCAATCGAAAACTTGTCGTCACGCTCCATGAGCTTAAGGGCTTCGGGGCCGAGCCTGTCTTGAACCCACTGTCGCATCTTAGGACTGCGAACTGATGTGATCTCGCCGTTCGTGACCTCACGGACGATACGCTCAATCTCTTGTAGTTCATCAGCCGCGTATCTGACTGCCGCTTGGCATAAAGGGACATCAATACGAACGCCACGATCATTGATGCGTTCATTAGCGTGATAGTCTGCCAGTTCATCATCGGTCAGATCTCGCATAGCCTGACTGGCGGCGCGCATCGTCCGCACGTCTTGTTCGCAATACTCAATTAATTCTGGTATTAACTCATCTTTGAACGGCGGCATACAACACTGGCGCACAAGATAATTACCGCGATGATCTTTCCGCATGTTCGTGCCAGCGAAGCGTGCTACATCTTCTAAACTTCCTGGCGCGCAGTTGGCGCGAGCTTGCGCTGCGGTGCAGTAGAACTGTTCCAATGGGATCTGATGGCCTAACACATGCCAGAAGATTAAACGCTCAAACGCTGCGTTATGCGCGCGGATCTGACCTGTAAGGATCGGCATGAGCTGACCGGGACGCCATGTCTGCACCATACCGTCGCCGACAGCGTAGGACATGCACAACACTTGTGTAGACGGATGACGAGCGTATTGATACACGCCCGCCGTCTTCAGATCGCACTCGCTGCGTGTTTCAAAGTCTAACCAGATCATTCGGTCGCTACACCATCGACGCGGCTCCCTAGTAATTCCCCATTAGGCCCGTTATAAACTGTGTAGTTTCCAATCTTCGGCGCAGAGATCACATCATTGCCAAGATAGTAAAAGTTCTCATTGGGGTAACTCAGTTCCGTCATCACCGGCCCGTTCGGGCCGTTGAACACGCTGATCTGTTGTGCTTTCAAAGGCTGCGCGGTAAGCATGAGTAATGCGGTCGAGCACAAAAAGTATTTCATCTGGCCTCTCATTTTTCTCTGAGTATTCTTTAATGGTGAACAGTAGATCGCCCATCAGTTCCTTTAACCGACCTTCGTTATCTTCGCGTCCCATACGACTGACTCCTCTATCTTCGTTGGATCTTTCGCATCTTGCGTTAAGAACTGCGTCTTGATCGGCCCAACACCAAGAGCCATCCAGTAGCGCGCGCCTGTGGCTGGCTTGCCATTCCAGTTCTGCAAGTAAGTGAACTGGATCACGTCTTGATAATAAACGCCAAGCACGTTGATCTGTGAGATGTGTTCTTCAAAATGCACGATCTGCACGCCATTGCTCGACGCAGGAGGCCAACATTTAAAGAAGTCGAACTTTGGGTAATCAATGTAATCAGACCCAACTTCCTGAAATTCGCCCCAGCCTATCGGCGGGTTGAGCACAACCTTCTTATTGCCCGGATAGTCATCGCGCCATTCAGCAACACCAAAGCCGCTGCGGTATTGGTAATACCACTTGTTCAGCCATGTCCCGGCGCTGTCGTAGTTGTTATACAACATACTGTCGCTGCCCTTGTCATAGCTAAACACAGACGTGAACGACGGCGTATCCGGCGCAGAGTAATCAAAGCGGCGTAGCTCGCCTGACTTGAAGAACGGCCAATAGGCCGGAACGAAGAGTTTATCCGCCACAGCGCACCTTATCCTTTGCTAGAGCTAGTCTTGTCTGCGCCGCCCTTGGCGTAATACCAAGGATTACGGCGATGTCTTTGGCCTTAAAGCCTTTACGAAACAGATCATAGACCTGTTGTTCCTTGGGCGTAAGGCGCGTTGCATCATTCCAAACTTTACGTTCGGCCATCTTCTTATCTTTCTTTGAAAAGTGCGGGGTAGCTGTTGTCACGCGAGCCACCCCGCGATCCATCTAGGAAACGATCTTACCTAGATGAATATTAGCTTCGACGACGACGACCTGTATCCGCTGACGGAGCAGGCTCCGCAACTTCATCCGCGCCATCCATGCCAATCCATTCCACAACATCAAATGTCGGCGTGTAAACGCGGCCATATGATTTGTGGGCATAGTGATCGCTGCCGAGCTTTACGACAGCAACTGGTTTAGTCTGATCGCTATCAACCTGTTCAGCGATCTTCAGCGCCAGCGCGTGCATCGCACGCTTGCCGCCAACTGATGTTACAGCGTAGCGCGCTTCCATGCCTTTGTCTTCGCCTGACAAGCATTTCAACGCCATACCGACCTGTGGTTGCCAACCAGCCTGCGCGCCCGTAGGTGGTGGGTCAAGATCTGGCAATGGATCCGAAATCGGCACCATCTTCTCAGCCAGAACTTCGCCCGTGCCCCAAGCAATATAGCCATGAACAAAGCTATAAGGATTGATCGCCCAAAGTGTATCCTTCTCAACTTCCGTCTGATCTGCGCCATAAACCCAATGACCAGTCTTATCCATTTTCAGAATAACGCTGCCGATAGGGCCGACATCAGCTTCGATAGAACGCAACGCTGTTGACAGCGACGCAACTGACGGAAGATTAGCACCACCAAATTTTACTAGATTAGACATATTATTTTACCTTTACTTTGAGTAAGCCTCACCTTGAAGCACGTCTATTGCAGTTTTCGCTAGTAATAAATACCGCCAATCATCTAAGGGCTCATGCCCAAAAAGTTTATCGGTATCTACAGACTTTAGTTTTGCAGCTACTTTATCGATCAAAAGATCGTGCGCCGCTGCCATATAATGCGCGCGTCTTTCTTCATATGTTTCAAACACTACTTTTTGCATTACTTTACCTGTAGTTTAGAGAAGGCACGACGGATGTCATTGCCTATTGTAACAACGGCAGGGCGCGGGTCTGACTCCGGCGCTAACGTGTTACCCGTGGAAACAGCGACGACGTGATCTTTCGGCAAGTCTAGCTTGTGTTTCTTCAACACCTTCTCGACCTGCGCTGGCGATCTTAACTTCGTCTCTGTTAATTCATCAAGCTCAAGTCCCATTTCTCTAAGAGCTTCCAATGCGCCTTCGTCGTTGACCCACTGTCTAGTGGCGCGCTTTGGCACAAGTTTATATCCTGGGATTGTGATACCGTTCTCAAGCGCTTGCTGCGCCATCTCACGAACTTCTTTAGCCCACTCTTCAACGCGGTCAGCGATAATAAGCGCATTGCTGTAGCCCTCTGGCGTAATGCTGTTAAGTTTAGTCCGTAACGCGCGTTCTGTCTCGCCTGTCATTGCAGGGCAGATAGGTTTAGCAGGGCACCATTTGCAATGATCGCCAAGCGCCACAGGCGGATTGGGCCGCAGCGCTGTCGTTACAGCATCATACAGCTCACGCTCAAATGCTTTGATGCGCCCCGGCGTTGTCATCCAACGCTTGACATATGGCGGCTGAACAATGACGCACTCTATTTCAGTGACGCCCTCGAACGCCCAACGGGCTTCGTCAGTCCGCATAGCCGCAGCGGCATAAAACATAAGCTGATGGTTCTCGACAGCATCCACCGCCACCCCATCACCAAACTTCCAATCGAGAACAATTGCGCGATTGCCAATACGACCAATGAGGTCACATGATCCGAATACGCCAGCTAAATACCCTCCGAAAGAGACGGAAACTTCTGTCTGAAATTCCATCTGTGTGTCAGGATCAATCTCATTTAACGCGTCAAGGGCAGGGCGTAGTTTACGCTCAATGAGATCATCGCCAAGACCAAAGTCATCAGGAGATGCACTGTGAGACAGGATCTTATCCATTGCGTCATGTAACAGTGATCCTTCCTCTGCATATTTTGATGATGGTTTTGGGGGAACGGATTGCGCCAGCTTTACTGAAGCAGGACAGTTAATTACGCGCTTCGCAGTAGAACCGCCGACGATATCTGAGTGCATTTTATGTTACCTTTCGTGATTTGCATACTAGACAATTTATTACAGTTGTGTCAATAAGTTTTTTATGACTGATTTGGAAAAAGATATTGAACGCTACTTTGTTAAGTCCGTTCAATCACTTAGCGGCGTTGCCTTTAAATTTAACAGCCTATCGAATCGTGGCGTTTCTGACAGAATTGTCTGTCTGCCAAACGGCGAGACGTGGTTTGTAGAGTTAAAGCAAGACGGCGGCAAGCTGTCTGCGCTGCAAAAAATATTCGCCGAAGATATGAAAAAGTTGAATCAGCGTTATGCGTGCCTCTGGAATCGTGAACAGGTAGATAGATGGACTTACGACCGTATCAACATGAAGCCGCAGACTTCCTCTTCTGTAACAACAGAGCCATGATCTTAGCGCCCGTCGGCGCAGGTAAAACAGCAATCACGTTAACCGCGATGACAGAAATGTTAGCGCGAGGGTTTGTTGATCGCTGGTTAGTGCTTGCACCAAAGCGCGTTTGCACTGATGTTTGGCGACAGGAAGGGCAGAAATGGTGTCCTGAATTTGATATATCTGTTGCTGTTGGCACGCCAGCGCAACGCAAAGCCGCCTTTGATTCTGACGCCGATATAGTGGTGACGAACTATGACAATATTCCTAGCATTGATCCCACTACTTTTGACGGTTTGGTTTTTGATGAGCTTACGCGATTAAAAAACCCAAGCGGTAAAAGGTTTAAATACTTATTAAAAATCCTTGACAAGTTCCACATACGCTGGGGCTTGACAGGATCGTTTACGTCTAACGGTCTGGAAGACGTGTTCGGTCAATGTAAAGTCGTAGATCAAAAATTGTTGGGGCGCAGCAAAGGCGCGTTTTTACAACAATACTTCTACTGCATTAACCGCGAGTATCAACAATGGGAACCGTTACCTGGCGCGCTCAACCACGTAATGACCGCGATCAAACCAGCGACATATGTGCTAGAGGCTGGCGAATATAAAGATAAGCTACCGCCGTTAAACGTCATACCGATGCGTTGCGATATGGATCTAGCGCCATATAATAAAATGAAAAAGGATTTTGTTCTTGAACTTAATCAGACCATCAGCGCTCCAACGGCGGCGGTTGTCACGCAAAAACTTCAGCAACTTGCCTGCGGCTTCATTTACGGACTGGATAAGCCGGAATGGATCGGATCCCATAAGTTTGATCTGTTGGATGAAATACTCGAAGAAAATCAACGAGCAAACACGATCATCGTTTACAACTACAAAGAAGAGTTAGCGGAACTTAAACGACGGTATCCACAACTCTCTACTATGGACGATGAAAATGTCGTTGACAAGTGGAACAAAGGTGAACTTGAGCTTTTGGCCCTGCATCCAAAGAGCGCAGGTCACGGGTTGAACCTACAGTTCGGCGGTAACAAGATTATCTTCTTATCGCTGCCGTGGTCGCTTGAGCTCTACGAACAGACCATCGGACGGTTGCACCGCAGCGGTCAAACAAAAGATGTGTGGTGTTATGTTCTGATTTGTAATAAGACTATTGACGAGCGTATCTATGCGAGTCTGCATGACAAGCGCTCGCTGTCGGAGTTGGCCTTAAATGAACTGGCGTGAATTGAATGAAGTCCTAACGGACTTTTCGGAACAGGAGGTATTGGGCCTCTTGGATGACGAGCGCAAGAACGCTCGGCGGTCTACGGTCATTATACGTTTGCATCAGCGTTACACGACGTTGCGAATGTTGCGTGAGCGAGCCGAACTATTAGGGGAAATTGATGAATCCGCACGATCTACTACAACAAGCAAGCGAAATAATAGGCGAGCGCGGGGCTGACTACGGTGGCATCGAAGATAATTTTCAGCTTATTGCTGATTTGGCATCTTTGCGCTTGGGCCGCGATATTCACCCCTTTGAGGTAGCGATTATCATGGTCTGCGTTAAGAACGCGCGCGCGTTTAGCAGCCCAACGCATATTGATAGCCGTCTTGACGCGATGAACTACGAAGCGTTTGCGGCGATGTTTGCCAATGACTATGTGGCCCAGAAAGAAGGTTCCGGCATTGGCTATAAAAAGCGCGCTGATCTGAAGCCCGCTAAGAAAGAAGATCTAAAGCCTGCACGCCGCGCGGAGCTTGCCGTAATCGACGATAAACTGAGCCGTTTCGGTTCCACGGAGCCGCCAAAGTTCAGCGGCAACGGCGCGCTGTTGAGCGACTGAGTATTGAGCCAGGGGAGGGCATGACCCTTCCCTGACTGTCTGGCAACTAGAAAGTGCCGTTGTCGAGATCAGTAGCAGTATCGTCCACGGTTTTAGGGGCCAT